GTTGGACATTCTGTCCTGGGTGGCTGGGCTGCTCGGGTTCGCGCTGCTGGTAGCGGGTATGTGGCAGATCTACCCGCCGGCAGCGTTCATTGTGGCCGGTGTGGGGCTGCTGGTTTGGGCCAAGCTGGCCGACCAAGCGGCGGGAGTAATTGAGCGGGGAGGTGGCTGATCATGTTCTTTTCCAGCCTGCGTGCCTCTGGTGCTGGCACGCTGACCAATCCCGACAGCGGGTTTTGGCGAGGGTTGCTCGGTGGCGGCGGTAACTCTGCGGGTGTGGCCGTAACACCTGAATCGGCGCTAGGGCTGCCTATCCTGCAAAACTGCGTCACGCTGCTCGCCGAGACGGTGGCGCAGCTACCGCTTGAGATGTACCACCGCAAGGGTGAAGGTCAACGGGAGCCGGCCATCCACCACCCGTTGTACGACGTACTGCGCTATCAGCCGAACCCATTCCAGACACCGTTTGAGTATCTGGAGCGTCACCAGGGCGCTGCTGGGCTGCGTGGCAACGCCTACAGCTTCATTGATCGCCGGGAGGACGGCAACGTTACGGCGCTGTGGTCGCTCAAAAATGACCAGGTGCAAGTGCTCAAGGGCTCCGATCTGCTGCCGTGCTACCAGGTTGCGGGTGGTGAGCCGCTGCCGATGCGGATGATTCACCATGTCCGGTGGTTCGGGACCAACCCTTACGTGGGGATGTCCCCGCTTGAGCTGCACGCTGAATCAGTTGGCCTGGCCCAGGCGGTCAGGAAGTACACCGGCAAGAGCTTCGCCAACGGCGTGGCGGTGTCCGGTGTGATCGAGCGGCCCCGTGAGGCGCCGGCGATCAAGGACCAAGGCATCATCGACCGCATCGTCGGGCAATGGGGCGAGAAGTTCGGCGGCATGGATAACGCCAAAAAAGTCGCGCTATTGCAAGAGGGCATGACGTTCAAGCCCGTGTCCATGACCAACGTGGATGCAGAGATCGTCGGGATCATGAAGGTGACGGGAGTCGACGTCGCCCGGATTTACAAGATCCCTCTGCCCATGGTCAACGATCTGGATAAGTCCAACTACAACACGCTTGAGCAGCTGATGATTCAGTTTGTGATGTTCGCGTTGTTGCCCTGGGTCAAGCGTCATGAGCAGGCAATGATGCGGGACTTCCTGCTGCCGAAGGACCGACGTGACTATTTCATTGAGTTCAACCTGTCCGGCCTGCTGCGTGGTGACCAGAAGAGTCGTTACGAGTCGTACGCCATTGGCCGCCAGTGGGGCTGGCTGAGTGTGAACGACATCCGGCGTCTGGAGAACATGCCGCCCGTGAAGGGTGGTGACATCTACCTCCAGCCGTTGAACATGGTCGATGCCGGAAAGAAACCCGACCTAACCAACCCGACCGTGCGTGCGCAGCTTGAAATGCAGCAGGCCGAGATCACGAGGATGCTTGCCCAATGACGCGCCAATACATGCGGGCCACCAGCCTGCTATTTAACCAGCCGCTGCTAGTCACTCCCGAAATGCTCGACCAGGGCGTGCGCTGGGCGAACCAGGCAATGAACCTGAACATCGTGAACCTCGGCCCCGGCTCGGCCCAGATGTGGCAAGACGACGAGCCGATTGATCGAGTTGCCTTGGCTGACGAGCAGCGCCGGAGTGCCATCGCACAAAGCGGGATCGAGGTCATCCAGGTTAGTGGGTTGCTGGTAAGCCGCGGCAGTCACGTCAACATGTGCGAGACGATGACCAGTTACGAATTGTTGCGCACCCAGCTCCAGCGCGCTGTGGCCGATCCCATGGTCGAACGCATTGTGCTGGACATCGACAGCCCAGGGGGCGCTGCGGTGGGGGCGTTCGAGCTGGCGGAAGACATCCGAGCCATGACCCAACAAAAGCCGATCACCGGGTTGGTCAACTTCATGGCCTACAGCGGTGGCTACCTGCTGGGCGCTGCGTGCAGCGAGCTAGTGGTGAGCCGAACCAGCGGTGTTGGCTCCATCGGGGTAATCGCCAGTCACCTGGACCGTTCCAAGGCACAGGAAAACGCCGGTGTGAAGGTCACCACGGTGTTTGCGGGGGCTCACAAGAATGACCTCTCACCACACGAGCCGATCACCGAGCAGTCGCTCGCGTTCCTGAATGAGCTGGTCCAAGAGAGCTACCAGATGTTCGTGAGCTCGGTTGCGGACTTCCGCGGCCTGCCGGTGGCCAAGGTCATTGCTACCGAAGCCGGATTGTATCGCGGCCAAGGAGCGATCGATGTTGGGCTCGCGGATCGTCTGCAAAGCCCTCAACACGCAGTAGACGAACTGTCCCGCGCAGTTGCGCAAAACCGAGCCAATCGCCAGTCGGCACGCGTGAGCGTGCGGGCGTCAGCTTTGGCGATGCAAGCAATGATCTGACCGCGCAAGCGGTTGCAGTTAACCCGCCGAGTGCGGGTTTTTTTATGCCCAGGAGGCAGCATGTCCCAAGTTCTTCAAATGCGTAACGAGCGCGCCGGGCTGATCACCCAGGTGCAGGCCTTGGCTAAGATCGAGGCCGATGGTGCCGCGCTGAGCGCTGAGCAGCTGGAGCAGTTCACCAGCCTCGAAGCGCAGATCACCGCTCTGACCGCTAAAATCAGCCGTGCCGAAGCTGCAGAGCGGCTGGCCGCTTCTGGTGCGGTACCCGTCACGGAGTCGGCACAAGGTAACAACAGTCCGCCTGGCGGCACCATCTCCGGTCCGTTCACCGAAAAGCCGAAGCCGGGCACCCAGATGGCGCAAATGGCGCGGCTGCTGGGGGCTGCCCAGGGCAACCAGCAGTTGGCCGCCCAGATGGCGCAGCAGGGCGGTTACTCGCCTGACGTGGCCATGGCGCTGAACGTTGTGACACCAGGCGCTGGCGGGGTGCTGGTGCCTCAGAACTTCGCGGCTGACATCATCGAGTCGCTGCGTCCGGTGTCGATCGTTCGCAAGATGGGAGTCACCAGCCTGCCGCTGAATAACGGCAACCTGACCATGCCGCGTATCACCGGCAACACGGTGGTGACTTACATCGGTAGCGATACCGATATCCCGATCACCGGGATGACCTTCGCGGATACCAAGCTCACCGCAAAGACTGCGGCCGCGATCGTGCCGATCTCCAACGACCTGCTGGCGATGAGCGGCGTCAACCCACGCGTCGACAGCATCGTTGCGAGCGACCTGACTGTGAGCATGGGGCTTTCGGAGGATCTGCACTTCATTCGTGCCGATGGTTCGGGGGTGCTCCCTAAAGGCCTGCGTCACTGGGCTCCAGCCTTCAACGTCCTGCCAGCTCCGGTCTTGGCAGGCATCACGCTGGAAAAGATCGACCTGTTCCTCGGCGGCATGATGCTGCGCTTGGAAACGGCGAACGTGATGATGAAGTCGTGCGGCTGGTTGATGGCTCCGCGTGTCCTGCGCTGGCTGCAATCGCTGCGTGACGGCAACGGTAACAAGGCGTACCCGGAGATCGATCAGGGCATGCTGAAAGGTTACCCAGTCGGTCTTAGCAACCAGATCCCGGTCAACCTGGGCGCTGATGGCGATGAAACCGAGATCTACTTCGTGAACTTCGCCGACTGCATGATCGGCGAGGACATGAACCTGACTCTGGCATTCAGCAGCGAGGCTTCCTACAGGGACGCTGAGGGCAACATGGTCAGCTCGTTCCAGCGCAATCAGACGCTGATCCGCGTGATTGCCAAACACGACTTCGGCCCTCGCCACGTTGAAAGCATCGTGGTGGCCACAGCCGTGAAGTGGGGCGCGGGCATGTAAACCCCGGCCCCTGCATTGGGCTGGGGTCGAATTTAGAGGAAGTGCTGATGGCACGAGTAATTGTGAAGTTCACAGCGTCCTGGCGTGGTTACAGCAAGGACGAGATTGCCGGCTTTGAAGAAGATGTGGCGCAGTCGCTGATTGATGGCGAGCGCGCTGAGCTGGTCGATGTCAAGAAGGCCAAGGCTGGCTCCAGGACGAAGACCCCGGCCAGCAAAACTGGCGGAGGCGAAGGGCAGCCCGGCTCGGCCACTCCAGATCCGAATGCTGGCGGTGGCGCCGGTGGTGAACCTGATCCAGACGCCGACGCCAATCCAGACGCCGACGACGATAACGACAAGCCCTGATCGTGGCGCGTCGCATCGCCTACACGGGGGCGCCCGTGCTGACGCTGGAGCAGGTCGCGTTTCAATGCCGGGCTGAGCCCGAGGATCTGCAACTAGAGCTGATCAACGACATCATCATCCCTGGCGTGACGAGCCAGGGGGAATCAAGGACGGGGGCGGGCATTCGTGAAGCACGGTACGAAGAGGACTGGCCGACGTCGTATCCGTCGGGCCATGCGCTGGATGTTGGCCAGGTGGTCGCAATCGAATCCGTCCTGGTCCTGGGTGAATCGGGTGTAGGCGAGCCCTACGCCGGTGTTGTGGAGCTTCGCCAGGGTGGGAAGGAGAGCTACCTGGATTTTCCAGGCGGCCGTCCGGTTGGGCGCTTAAGGATTCGTTACCGCGCGGGTGTGGATCTGGACGCTTACCCTGGGGTACGTAGTTGGCTGCTGATGGCTGCGGAGACCGCGTTTACACATCGTGGAATGCTGGTAGTCGGGCAGGCTCTCAATGAGTTGCCTAGCTCATTTCTTGATCATTTACTGGCGGATGTCACCGTCCCGCCGAGGTTCTAGCCATGGCGATCAGGGAGCCCTCTTCGGGCGAGCTCAATCGCCGGGTGTTGATCAGGTTGCGCACTGATCTTCCCAGCGGCGAGGCAGGCGTTGATTCAGCATTCTCCGGCGAAGTACGGCGATGGGCAAAAATCGAGCCGGTAGGTACCGCCGTATTCGTCGGCGGGATCCAGACCGACGTCAAGGTCACTCACCGCATCACTTTCCGCATACTTGACGGCATGACGGAAGATCATGAGGTGGTACACGGCAGCAAGGTCTACCGCGCCAAGCGCGTTTCTGACCTCAATGGTGCAGGCCGCTTCACGATGCTTGAGGTGGAGCTGCTCGGGGTAATCACCACGGGCGGAGGTATCTATGTCTAACAGCGCAGGGGTTGAAACGTACGTTCACTTCGACGGATTCGACAGTTTCGGGCGGGATGCCTTCAATATGTCGAAGGTCCGGGCGACGATGCGGAAGGTCGGGCGCCTGGTGGCCCAGCGGGCGCAGATGAACCTGGCGCTCGGAAAGGAGCAGGACGGGTACCCGGTCAATCGAACAGGTGCAACGCTTGAATCGATTGGCTTCAAGGTGTCTCGGGCTGGTTTTCTGGTGCGGGTCGCGCCACGTAAAACCAGTGCAATGAAGGAGTTTTACCCGGCTTACCTGCATTACGGGGTCAAGCAAGGGAGCCGACTCGGAAAGCTGGCCCTCGGGAAAGGCCGGGGCAAGTCGAACCGTCGGAGCAAGGGCGAGCGAGCTATTGCACTGGCTGCCCGGCGTGCTTTGGGCTGGCGTATTAATCCTCGCGGTAACTACATGGTCGACGCTTTGGAAGACTCCAAATCGCAAGTCCAGTCAATTCTCGCAGCCGGTTTTGCTGCGGCACTGAAATAACTCCACGGTACCCACGATGAAACTGTCAGCGATTGTCGCGCATATGCGCGCGCATTGCCCTGCCTTCGGCGGCCGAATCTCGGCCGGAATTGACTGGGACACGGTAGCCAGCAGCTCGAAGCTGCAGCATCCATCGGCTTATGTGATCGCCTCAGGCGATGACGCGGAGCCCAACGACCTGCAGAACGCTATCCGTCAGACCATTGCTGACGGTTTTGATGTAGTCATCGTTCTCGATTCCTCCGATG